GCTTGGCCGCGCTGTCCTCCTTCTGGATGCGCGCCACTTCGATCTCGGCCAGTTGGACCGCCAGATCGACGCGAATCCGGTAGCCCTCCTCCGGGGTTTCGGCCGCCTTCGCCTCGCGCGTGGCCCGGCGCCGCAGCACCTCGCGTTGCGCCTCGCCCCCGATGTCCTCGATGCGCTCGCGCGCTCCGAATATGTCCCCCCACTCTTTGGTCTGTTCCTTGGAGGGAAGAAGCAGCCCCGTGATCTCCTTCGACCGTTCGGCGTTCCGCTTCTGGTCGTACTTCTCGAATTCCTCCCAGGATTTCTGCATGATCAGCGAAGCCTGCTCATCCGCCGATTTCCGGATGGCGGCGATGTCGGCCTCAGTCGCCTTCACCTGGGCGGCCTGCTTCAACAACAGGTCGCGCTGGTAATAAATCTTCTCGATGGCCGACAGTTCCGCCTCATCGCCCTTCTTCTCGAATTCCGCCGCCTGGGTCCGGAATTGCTTCAATTGCTCCGCCGATTTCTTGGCGTCCTCAGCCGCCGCCTTCATGCCTTCGATGGCGGCCTTTTCTTGCTCTGCCCGCGCCGCCACTGGCCCGACTTTCTCCCACGGCGCCCCGAGTCCCTGAAGGTTCCTTAGTTCCGTCTGCGTTTTTTCGAGTTCCTTTTGAGCCGCGCGCATCGCGCCGGTTTGCGTATCCGAAGAAAGCGCGCCCTCAATCGCCGCCTGTTGCGCGCTTGTCAAGGCGGTCGGCCCCGGAGCTATCGGTCCAACAAACGGAGCCGGAGCGCCAGGGAACTCCCTTCCCAGTCCAAGGAACCCAGTAGGCTTTCCTACTTCCCCTGCCGCGTTCGCCCCGAGCATCCAATTCCGCGCGCGGCCAATCCAGGAGGTCGCCGGAGCTATCTTCTCCGGCCCGTTGTCGAAACTCGGGACAATCGCTTCCTTGAAGTGCAGTACCAGCAGCCCCCAGGAAGTCTCGATCTGTGCCACGGCCTTCTGATATTTCAGTAACCGTTCGACCTCTTCGTCCGAAATCCCGTAGTCCTTCTCTTTCGCGGTCCGGTAATTCGCGGCCAGTTCCACCATCACCGGAATAGCTTCGATGCCCGCGCGCTTGAATAGCGCCATCGCCGCCGCATCCCGCTCCATCCCAGCCGGCAGCTTCCCCAGCGCCGCGCCGATTTCCTGTAGCGCCTGAGCAGTCGGCTTCACGCCGCCCGTGGTGGCGTCGTACAGCGTCACATGCAACCGTTGGAGCATCGCGCGCGCCTTCTCGCCATCGGTGGAGTTTTCATCCATCGCCTGAGATAGCCCGCGCATCATGCGCTCGAAAATCCCGACATCCTGGCCCACCGCGCGCGCCGCATAGCTGAACTGTCCAACCTCTTTCGCGCTCATGCCGGTTCGCAGCTCCACGTCGCGGATCTGCACGCCGTATTCACCCAGGCTCTTGGCCGCACTGAAGCAGGCGAGAGCGTAGGCACCAAACGCCACGGCGCCGGCGGATACCATGGCGCCCATCGGCCCGAGCTTCTCCAGTAGCCCGCTGGCCGCGCTGCCGGCCGCCTGTAGCGGGTTCTGAATCGCGTTCTTGACCTGATCGCCGAATTCCTTCCACTTCGATCCACCGCCGCCCTGTTCCGCCGCGATCATCTTGTCATAAGCTTTTGTGATTGCCTGGACCGCGCGCTCCTCTTCGCCCCACTTCCTAATGAGCAGATCGCGCTCGGCAATCAACCGGTCGGCGCCGGTCTTGCCCGCGAGGGCCGACTGCCGTTCCATCGAACGCAGTAGATTATCGAGGGAACTTCGGCTCTTGTCCGTCACCCGCACAAGAGTATCCCCGTGCGCCTGCATCAGCTTCCCCGCGCTGTCCAGCGTCGTCTTGACGGTCTTCTCGTAGCCCTCCATGGCTGCGTTCGCGCGCGCGGCGCCTTGAACCGCTGGCCGTTCGTCCACCTCAATCGTGATTTGTTCCGTATCGGCCATTTACGCCACCCTCGCCGTCCGTACTACGCGCGCCTGTTTCGCCGTCGCGTGAACCACCGCCTTCAGTACCGCCTCGTCCTTCGGCGAGAGACCAAACTGCTTTTCGCGCAGATTATTGAAGTGCGCAATCCGGTCCGCCTCGGGGTCGATGAATCCAATGATGACGCGGTTCTCATTGGCGGACTTCACCTTGAGAGATCGCATCGTCTTGCCACGCCAGAACCAATCACGGATGGCCTGCAAACCGCGCGCCAACTTATAATCCGGGTAACCTCGCCGCCCGTTCCGCCCGGGCTTCAACGGCTTGGCTGGCTGGTCCTGCACGTTCTCTCCGCGGCGGATTCGCGCCACCACGCTATCCGCCGTCACCTGGCCGATGGTCCGCATCTGCTCTGGAGAGAACGGCCCCACCACGAAACGTGCGCGCCGGATTTTGGTTTCGAAGGCCATGCCGCCCAACAAAAAGGGCAGGCCCCAAGGCCTGCCCGCCCGAACCGCGTATCCCGTTTACCCTAAGCAGCCCTACCCGCCACCTTTGCCAATCCGGCGGAGCCCAACGCAGCGGCAACACTGCCGAACTCCCGCTTGTAAGTGTTTACCGCCGGCAGGCATCCCCCGCCGAACTCATTCTGGCGCGGAAGACGTCCGTTCAGCACGTAGAAATCCAGCAACAACTCCCGGAGCACGGTCGCGCCATACTTCGGTCTGGAACCCCACCTGTTCGCCTTAAGGCCGGCAGCCGTGCAAGCGGAAGCAATACCTCCAAGGTGCCTATTGACTCCGCCCAGTAGATCCTTCGGTAGGTCCCTTTGGGAAGGCGCCCTCCCGAGATCTACGGCCGGGACGACTTCGGCGAGCTGGCGCTGGGCACCGCTTTCAACTATGTGATCGAGAACGAACACAAAGACTTTATCCAGGTTCCGGGCCATCTGCAAAAGCAGGTTCACCGCTACATCGAATGCCTGACGGCCGCGGACATGGAAGACAGGAAGGGCGCTGCGTAACCACCCTACTGGCCTGGCGTTCGACTGGAGCGGCGTGGATCTCATGGCGTTATCGTTTTCCGTACCTCTGCAACAACCGAAGTTGGCGCGCTTCCTCTACGGTGACCTTCTCCACGTCTTCCGACTGTTCGCGCCGGTACTTGTCCCGCTCTTCCTCGAGCAGTTGCAGGCCACGTTGTTCCTCGACCGTGACGTCGGTCCATGGGACGCTGAAATGCTTGGTGTCGAACTCCAGCTCGAGTAACCGCTCGAACAGCCGGCCTGCGTTGGAGTGCGCGCGCACATACTCCAGTTCGTTCACCGGGCAATGGTCGCATCGGTTCACCGTGCATTGGACACTCCCGCACTCGCAGGCTCCCGGCGCGGTGGTATCGTCCACCGTGCGCACCAGGCCGCATTTCCCGCAGGTGACGTCGTTGGCATCGGGGCATGCGGCCGGCCCGTCTTCGCCGCCATCGCAGAGCTCGCTCGCCCGAATCGATCGGTAAATCAGCAACCGGAGAGGGACCGGACTCGGCCACTCATCCGGCGCTAAGAGTTTGGGTCCAGGCTCGGGTCCAGTTCGTCGACAGCCTGAATCAGTTCCACCACCACGGCAGACTTGTGATGCGGCGGCACTTCGGATTTCAGATCTGGCGCGTATCCTTCGGTCGCCGCCACCACCGAATCGTACAGCGCTATGGCCGGCTCGATCCGGTACCGCAGCTCCTCCTGGCCGTGGGGCAGGTCGGTTGCGGAAATCACGGTGCGGCGATAGACGGTGATGTCCCGCTGGGTGGGGATCTTGACGGTGTGGACCGTATCGCCGAAAGGCGTGCGCAGCGTGATTCGGTATTCCTCGCCGGCCCGCTGGCAATCTGTGACCTCGCAGAACGTCAGTTTCGAGATGGCGTTGCCAGCCTCGAACTCATCGAACTCGGGCCCCTTGTCCAGCCGGATCTTATTGAAAAGATCGAGATCGGCTTTGGGGTTCGGTACGAACTCGGTTTGGGACTTCCGGCGCCCGATGGTACGGCGGATGGACTTCTGCTGTCCGAGGCGCTCCAGCATTTCCTGGGTGGTGGGCAGCCGAAGAATCGCACTCTTCGGCGGGCTGGGCACGCGCACCGTGATGCCGGCGAGCGCTTGCCCATCCTCTGTTTTTGTCTGAGGTAGGCTTCCGTATTCCATAATGTCTCCGTTGAAAGTTGATCCTCCGGGGAAAACAGGCGGCGCGCCGTCGCTGGTCCCGGAGGATGGGCCTCGGGCGCGCCGCGGGCTTCATGGGCCTGTCGTTACCCCGCGATCCCGGTGATACCGCATTTGCAGACCGCCGAGAACACGCCGCCGGAGGTGGCGTATTCCGGGGTGCCGGTGACCGTGATGGCCACAATCCCGTCCGCCTCGGTGTTCTCCACCATCTGAAATGCGAGCTGCGGGAAGGTGAACGCAGCCGAGTGGTTCGCGTCGTACTGAACGCTCAGCACCGCGCTGCCGGCGGTTTGCGCCAGCAACAGCGCGGCCTCGGTCGAGGTTGCCAGCAGGCGCGCGGTGAATTGGAAGCTCGGCACACGCGCGCCGATCTCCATCCGGCCCCGCAACTGCAAGCCGCTCTGCAGCCCGGAACCCGGATAGAACCCGGCGTTGAGAAGCAGGTTATTCTTCCAGCCGATGGAACCGGAGAGAATCCGCTTGGTGGCCACCAGGTCGATGCCGTTCACCGTCAACGCCATCGACGCCGCCAGCATATTGCTCTCGGTTGTCAGCGCCGGCACGGTGACCCCGCTCGGAGTTGTCAGTTTCCCGGAGCCGACCCAGTTGACCGTCAGTTTCGAGGACGCGCGCCCCGGACCGTAGGTGAAGGCGTAGGTGAAGTCCTCGATGGCGCATCCGATATGCATGTTGTCGATGGCCGCGCCGCCGCCTTCCGGCACCTGCTCGACCACGGAGAAATATGGGAGTTCGAGCGATGTCCCCGGGTCGATGGGCGTAATCGTGTAGGTGTAGTTCGGGCTACTCCCGCTCTGCACCACATTGCCCAGCCCGAACGCCAGCGCCCACGCGACAAACTCCGCACTCGCATACTTTTCGATGCGGTTTGCCACGTCATAGTGCGACGGGAACGTCGCCGTCGCAAACTCGTGACCCTTCCCGATTTCAGCCGCGTCGTTCTCGAAGACCGGCTTTGGCGTGGTCAGCGCCATATCGATTTTCTTGAAGCGCAGAAATGCCGCCGACGCCGTTGCGATGTTGGTCTGCTCGCCGAGTCCCAGACCAAGGACCAACTGTTGTACACGCGCTGCCATTCGATTACACTCCTTTGGTGGCCGGGATCTCCGGCGGAATCTGTTGGTACCCCTGAACCATCAGGGGCACGAGCTTGTCAGGGGTCGCATCGACCTCCTGAATATCTCCGGTGTGCGGATGCCGCAACCGAACCTTGGCGGCGGCCGATCCAGACGCGGGTTGCTCCGCCTTGGCCGCGTCGACGCCGTTAACTTCTTGTTTGAAATCCATGTCAGTTGTCTCCGATTTCAGGAATGATGAACGTCCCGACGAAACGGTCTACCAGGTCTTCGTCGACCGCGTGCGCGTCGCTCGGGGTGTCCATGATGTTCAGCCCGGGGAGTAAATTCATGTAGCGGATATTCACCGAAGACCCGGTAGGGATTCCATTGCAGACCAGCGTCCACAACTCCTCATATCCCACCGGGTCGTTCGATCCCGCCATGTTCCCCATACGGAAATAGACATGGAAACGATGTTTCCACATCGTCTCGCCGTCGAAGTTTCCGCCCTGCGTGCCGTCCCAAACCACGAGCATCGACGGCGCCGGCATCTTGTAGACGACCATCGCCCGGGTATGCTCCTGGCCAAGCCGGTAATGAAAGCTGTTGATCCGACAAATCGCGTTGCCGTTGGCGTCCGTCACTGTCATGGCGGCAGCCAGGTCGGGAATCGCCGCGAGCGCCGCGGCGATGGCGTCCGCTATGGGCCCGGGGTTCAGCATTTGAATCTCACTGGGTTCGGAGTTTCAGCACCGCTCCGCCCGTCGATACCGGCTCCGCTTCGGGCTTGGCAACCACATAAGTCACGCCGCCCACGGTGAAGAGATCGCCCTCTTGCGGCTGCGGAGAGATCGCCTGGAAGTCCACCCAGAGACGCAGCACGGCCGACCCGGCGCCGCCCATGATCTCTTCAGCCAGGGCCGGCGGCATGACGATGGCCTGAAGCTGCTGGGCGCCCGATGCGTCTTGCGGTGTGAAGGTGACAGAGATCCCGCCTTGCTCCAGAAAGACCTGGTTGTATTGCGAGAAGTTCAGCGCAGGGGTGGCCATGGTGATTCAGGCAGGGGCCGGCGTGAAGAAGGAAGCGCCGGCCCTTGTTCTGCCTTCGCCCGACTTCTACGCGTTGCTGGCGAGTTGGTAAATCACCCAGACTTCGATTTGCCCGGCAGTGAGCGGGCCGGTCGCGATGGTCACCGAGATCTGGCCAGCAGCCGACATCTTGAACGGCGTGGTGGTGCAGGTCGGCTTGACCACGGCATCGAGCGAGAGGCTCGCAATAGCCGTCGCCGTCAGAATCGAGTTGTTCGCCGATCCCGCCGTCGTGCCGATCGCCACCGTCGCGTTTCCGGCCGCCGTGGGGGCCACGGTCGAGTTGATGACGCCGCCATGCACCACCGCCTTCGCCGGAATGGTGTCCGATTGGGCCGGCGTGCAACTTACCCCGCCGTCCACGGTGTAATCGTAGAGCGCGTGCGCCACGCGCAGCCCGTTGACCTGGCCGGAGAATCCCGGCACGCCGAACAGCCTGACGCGCACGGTCGCATCGCCGGAAGCTCCTCCGAGCGCGTCCGTCCCGCTGGCCTGGTCGAGGGTCGCCTGGCCGATCAGCAGGTTGCTGCCGACCGTGCTGGTGGCAGCCTTCGCCACGTTGTCCCAGTAGACCAGGTCGCCGGAGGCGAAGGTGCTGCTGTCTTTGGCGAGATCGAACACGCCTTCCAGGACGATCTCGCTTGAGTCGCCCTGAGCTTGATTGTTGACTGCGACACCGAAAATGTTTCCGACGCGGCAGCCGGCGCCACTGGTGAGTACGTAGGGCGCCAGAACGGTGAGGGTTGCCCCTCGTTGCACGAAGTTGATCATGTGAGTTGGTTCTCCTTTTCTCTTTTTACGGGGCGGCGATTTGTTCACCGCCCCGTGATTGTCCCGCCTAGCTGCGCACTACGCAGCGCCGTTGCTCCGCTGAATGCCGCGGTAGTCGATTGCCGCGGCGCCGAAATCGTGACGCGCCTTGATCTCGATGCCATCGACATCGAAGCCCTGGCGAGTCTCCATGAACACGCCCTCCTGACCTTCCAGGAACGCGTATTCCAGCCCGGCCACGTCCGCGGGGTCGGCGAACAGATACCAAGCCGTCGCGCCATAGGTCGCTAAGGCGTCGAGGCGCGGCTCCACGACCGGAACCAGGGAGCGCACCCACACCGGGACGCCCGCAGTCAGCGCTGTGACCGCCAACTGCATCGGGTAAATGGTCTGCTCGACCGTGGTTTCGAGCGCGGTCCCCGTGACGAGGTAGCGCGGCGTGAGATTGAGGGGCGTGCCCTGCGGGCCAGTCTGCTGGCGGAAGAGCGTCCGCCCGGTGGCGAGGGACGCCACGGCGAAAGCCGAGGGAGCGCCTGTCTGGAAGTTCTTGTGGCCAGCGGCGAATAGCGCCACCGAGGTCTTGTCGCCCATATACACCGCAGAGGGGTTGGCCAGCACGATACCCCAGACGACATCCGATTCCATTCTGGAGGCCGCCACACCGAGTTCCGCCGGCACGCGCGTGAATGCCTGGAGATCATCGTTGATGATCGTCTTGCGCGTGAGAGCCACCACCTCGCCATAGGTCGCGAGCGAATAGTTGACGTTTCCGTCCGTCAGAATGGCGCGGTGGTACTCGCCTTTCTCGTTCAGCCTCGGCAGCGCCGCCAAATCCGAGAGGAAGGCGCGGTTGATCGGCTTGAAATCGGGCGCCGTCACTTGGCGGGCCAGCGGCCGGAAAGTCTGCGGGTACGCCTGGTAAGCCGGGACCAGGGTCTTGTTGGCGACGTTGGCCAGGATGTTGGGGAAATCCGAAGTGGATTCGGCGCCGCCGCCCTCGAACAACTCGAACGAGGCGCGCGGAACTTTGGGGACGAGCGCCTTTGCCGCGATCTCGTTCGGCCCCATGCCGCGGGTCCTGACGCCGCAGACTTCCAGGTACTCCCGCGCCATCTCGATGAGCCGCAAGCCGCGAAACTGCTTGCCCAGGTCGAGCTGCCGGCGCGTCTCCGCGGACACCTCCGCGCCGCGGGTCGGACCGAAGAAGTCCGCCCGGTGGCGCAGCAACAGGGCGGCCGTCATCTGCTGGCCGAACGTTTCCTGCTGATCGCGCGTGATGGAGAGCTCGGTCCTGACATCGACCCGGTGGCCGCCCACCCCGCGGCTCCCCTGCTTCTCGATTTCCTGGAGAATGCTGGCCCTGGCCGCATCGAGCGTCGTACCGGTGTCGATCAGCCCGTCCAGAAACTCCGTGGTAATGCCGTGCTTCAGATGCGGAGTCCCGATGGTGCGGATTTCGCTGGCGGCGGTGAACTTGGCTTCCGCCTCCTTCACTGTTGCGCCCGATGCGATCAGCGTGGCCCCGAGTTTTTGGCATTTGAAGTTGGTTGCCAGCGTGGTGATTTCGGCCACCCGTTGGCGCTCCAACGTCGCTCCCTCGGTGCGCGCCGCATCGAGTACTGCCTGATTGTTACGGGCTTCCGCGCCCGTCTGAGTCGTCTCTTCCATGACGGTTCTCTCCTGATTTGGGCTGGTTGCCCGTCGTCCGTCCGCTCCCAACGCGGACAGAAATTGAGTAGAAAAATCGGCAGGCACCGTGATCGCCGAGACCTCGAAAGGCTCCCAATCGGTAGCCTCGAAGACCGGCGCCTGCTTGCCGCTCGGATGAGGCGCCATCGTGCCGTTGCCGTTGGCGTCCTTGACCGGCTGCTTGCTGTAGATCCACGTTCCGAAACTGAGATTTCGGATACGCCCGGAGGCGATGCCGGACCAGAGTTGGTCTGTGTCCTTGTTCTCGCCTTCGACTCCGAATTGCAGTGTTGCTTTCCCCGCCGCTCCATCGGCCCAGGCTTTGACCACGGAGCCGCGCTGCGCCTTCGCGCCGGCTTGGTTCGCCACGATGGATTTGAAATCCGTACCCGTCATGTGGCAATCGAAGACCGGGGCGCCGGCGTTCAGGCGCGCCATGCGGCAGCCCGCCATATTGAGCCGGAGCATGTAATCCGTGTCCGTTTCGGCATCGTAGCGGGGCACGGTCTGTCCGCCGTACCAGACCACATCGACCGTGCGATTCTTGTCGTCCGCGCTCTGCGGAGCAAAGCTGATCTCATCGTGGGACGCAGAGAAAAGCTCGCCCTGAAAGATCGTCTCTCCGCCGCCTTGCGCGCCGGCCTTGAGGTCCGGGGCATCCTTGCCCGCGTCCTTGTAGTGCGCCGCAAGGTGCGCATGGACACCTGCCTTGTCTGGGGCCGGAATGTCGAGGCCGCCCCCGTTCAGCCGCCCCATCGCGGCTGCGCAGCCCGCCATGTTCGCGGCGCCCACCTTGCCGTCCGCAGAGACGTCGTGATGGGGGAGTTTGTAGGCTCCCTTTGTGGCCGCGTCCTTTGATGGGTCCACCCAGGCGTGCATCGCGCGCAGCGCGTCTTTTGATGGACTGTCGCCCAGGCGCTTCAGGTTCGCCCCGGCATCCCAGGCGCCGTCTTTATCGACGGCCGTGTGATGGACGCCGATGGCCCCCAATTCCTCCAGCGTCATCCGCGAGACAATCCCGTTAATCTCTGCGCCGGTCATGTTCGTGTGCAGTAGTGCCATGGCTGCTCCTTTCAGGCCTTCACGGCCTCATAGTCTTTCTCGCCGAACTCCGCGAGTTGCCAGTCCTGTTTCTGCAGCCAGGCGAGGTGGCCCTCGTTTCCGTTGCCGCCGCGGCGATGCCATTTGATGAGGTGCTGGTAGAGGTGAAAGACGTCAATCTCGCCAGCGTCGTAGGCCTCCTTGCAGAGCACCGAATACCGCGCCACCAGCGCCTGCTCCGCGGCCATCGCGTCTGTTTGGATGGAGGTAACAGTGGCATGCGTGGCTGCCGGTTTCGGCGCAAACGCGGGCGTGCCATCAAGGAACAACATGGCGCTGGCCAGGTCCTTCGCGTAGTCCTCGCACTGCTCATGCAAGGTCTTCAGGCCATCTGCGATGCTCAGCCCGAAGCGCTTCACGTTGCGCTGATCGAGCAGGTATTGCAGCATCAGCGTCATTTCGAGATTGATGGCCTCCTGCAAACCGGCCAGGACCTTCGGATCACCTTTCATTGGTTTAACTCCTTGTTCGGTTGTTACTCTCAGCGGCAAGCATGGAGCAACGTTGGATCGTTCCACACAAGCAAACCCGTCACCGCGCAGGCAAAAACAATCGCCATGATGATCGGCTTATAAGTGCTCCAGAAATCCATCATCTTTGTCGTCCCTTCTACGTGAGATACGTCCTTGTGGCGCTCCCCCAATCGCGATCGGCGCGCGCCGATGAGCCCGCGACCAGAAGCTCCTTGACCATCGCCAGGTCCTCTTCCGAGAGGGCGGCCAACCCTTGGCTCTGTTTGCTGCCCGCGACCGCCTTGCTGCTGGGCGTGCGCTCCTCTGTGGCGGCCGGCTGCTCCTGGCCGCGCAGCGTGACGTTGCGCGGATCGCAATCGAGGATGATTTCGAACCTGTCCACGAGCTTGTTGAAGAGCGCAATCTGGGCGAGTTGGGCGTTGGGATCGAAGCCATTTTCGAGGACGGCCTCGAACCACGTCTTCCGGCCCATGCGGACGTCCTTCAGCGCGGCCTCGGCGTCCTTCACCGGATCCACCGATTCGAACCGCGGGGCAGTCCACTGGGTGGCATACAGGTTGAGCTTCGGATCCTCCACCGCGCGCGCTGGAATCTTGCCCAGGAGGACCAGGAGGTCGATCACGCGGCGCCGCACTGGCATGCAGACCATGGGGATCAGCGTCAACCAGCGGTAATTCTCGATGGTATTGCGGAAGCCCAGCATGCCACCGCGCCACGAGGAGAAGTTGACCTTCGACATGTCGCCGGTGCCGAGCTCGTAGGGAACACCGAGGCCTGCCATGATCCCTTCAAGTTCGGTGGTCTTGTAATCGCGGTAGCCGCCTGCCGCTTGCGGGGTGTTGAACTTCACATCCTCACCAGGCTTGAGGTAGGACACCATGCCGGGCTGGAAGCTCTCCACTGGATGACTCGTAAGCGGATCGGTTCCCTTGTATCCCATCCACGATCCCTCGATGCCCTCCGCCTGCGTAATCATCGCCACCATGCAGGCTTCGATCTTCTTGCGAACCCGTTCCGCATCGCAGTAATCGTCCAGGTCGCGGAGCGCCAGCATGACCGGCGCCAGCCAGGGCACGCCACGCACCTGGCCTGGCCGGAGCACGCGATAGGCGTGCAGGATTTGGCTGGCCGGCACCGGCTGGCTCACAATGCCGCCGCGCGGATTGAGAATCAGGACGCCGCCGGGATGATACGTGTAGATCCAGTACGCCACCCGGCGCCCCAATAGATCGAACTGCACGCCCTGCATGACGTGACCGTTGACCGTTCCCATCGTGCGGAATTGATCGAGGAAATCCGCCTCGAGCAACTGGAGTTGCAGCGGCACGCGCAAATTGTCTTCCGTGAGCCGCGGCCGGAACCGCAGGACAGCCTCGCCACTCTCAGCCATGGTCCGCATGACCAATGCCTGCATCCCGTAGAAGTCGAGACGTTGCGGCGTGTCGCACTGCTCGACGAAGTAAGCCCATTCGGTATCGATGGTCTTGTCAATTCCGGCGTCGCCCGTCTTTGCCTGCGGGACGATCCCGGTCCCGACCGCGTTTCCCGCCAACTCCTCGACCGCTTTAACCGCGTAGGGATTATTGCGGGTCAGTTCGCGGCTCCGGTTGCGAAGCCACACCAGCGATCCCATCAACTCGACGTTGGCGTCCGAGGATGGGGCGTACCAGCCATGAGTGCGGCGGCCGGCCGATGCTCCGTCATAGCTGAACCGTTGAGCGTGGCGGTCCATGTACTCCGAGACCAATTGCGCCCTCATGCGCTGTACGGTCATCGGTTGCGGCACGGACCAGTCGCGGCGCAGGACTGGCAGACGGGAGGCCGCGGGCAATACTTCGGGCGTGAGGGTGTCAGAAGTCATCGAATCGCTTCAATTTGAGGCCGGGTTCGACCACGAAGAAATCCAGGCTGTACTTGGCTCGGATGGGGTTAAGGGCTTCATCCAGGGCGCGGCGTTGATCCTCACCGAAATTGAAGTCCACCTCAATCACGTAGAGCTTCGAGGTTGAAGCCGGCCGTGGTTGCCGGATCAGCGCAAAGAGACTCTTGGGACTTTCGCCGAAGAGGCTTGCCAGTTTGCGGAAAAGATTCCTCATATTTTGTGGCCGTAACGTTCGTCAATAGCTGGCTTCCAATCGGCTCCCTTTACGCGCTCAATGGTTGGCCGAAGCGACTTCGGGAGGAAGACCTTACCGTAGTTCTTGCATTTCGGGTTGCGACAAGTGAACTCGGCGGTAGCCCTATCTATCACCCAAACACTGTCCCCGCAATCGCAACGAATGAAACTGGGATCAACGGTCATCTACCAATGCCCCCATCCCGGAAACCCCGGGCCACAGGGGCCATCCCCCCGCCTGGTTTGCCCCAAAGTGGACTTGCTCGCGTTGCTCCCGCCGTAGGTGCGAATCCCGTCCTCGATATCAGCCTTGGCGAGGCGAAGCTCTTGCATAGTCCTATACGTCACCTGGCGGCCATCGGGGAACCGCACGCTCAACACTGCGCTGCCGATTGCCGTGTTGATCGCGTCTAGGTTGGCCTGAAGTTGTGCGAGCGAAAGTGCCATGGGTTATCCCAGCCAGTTGGTCACGTCGAAGCGGCCGATATACCGCGGCTGCCGCTGTTGCTGCTGCTGTGCTTCCACCGGCTGTGGGGCGGTTTCGGCCGGCGGCGATGGCGCTGTCGCCTGTTGCTCCTGTGTCCGCAGGGCGGCGTAATCGGGGCCTTTCTTCTGTTGCGTTGACGCTGCCGCCGGCAACGTCTTCACATTCAGCAGACTCTCCAGATGCGCCCATTGCGCTTCCCCGAAGCGGTCAATTCCCAACACGAAGGCGCCGGCGCGCGCGTAGTTCGCACAATCGAGCGCTTCGTGTCTACGGTTCTCGATCGGCTCCCAGTGGTACTTCCGGACGCCGCCCTTTCGGACGCTCAGCCTGAATTCCTCGGAGGTCAACTGCCGGTAGAACTCTTCGGGGGCATCGATCGGGAAATGGACCCACCCCGCCGGGTACGGATCGCCGGGCGCCGGCCGCTCGCGGTTGAGTTGCGCATACAGCTCCTGCTTCGCCATCGAGACGTTGACCGGCCAGAGTTTGCAGCCGTGGGTGATCTTTCGGCCTCGGACTGTGAGATCCACCAGCCTGGGTGGGTCCACCAGCGCCCGGCCAGTGGGGCGGCCATCCACAGCCAGCACGCGCGAGGAGCCGTGCCGCTTGGAGAAGGCATAGACCTCGTTGCCGGCAAAACCGGAGTCGATGCACATGCGGACGATGCTCAACTCGGCACCGGAGGGATGGCGGTAAGTCTGCTGAAGCTTTGCCTCGAGTTGCTCCCACGCGCCCGGCTCAAAGGGCGATTGGTCGATGCGCCACCAATCCACGAGCCAGCGCTGGCGATTCCTGCCCCATCCCCAAACGTAGCCTTCGAGCCATGTCTTCTGGACATCCGCACCCGCCGTCAGGAATAACACGCCGTCGGGAACCTCACCGAGCGAGTAATCTTCTTTGCGGCCCATCAGCTTCTCGTAGTCCGGCGGAGCCTCCCCGGGCTCGCGCCAGGTCTCAGCCAGGGTGTTGTTGACGAAGACTCGCAACTTTTCTGGGTGACCCTGCGCTGGAATCCAGCCCTCATCGGCGTCAGTCACCACCTTGCCCCAGGCCCAGTCCGGGGAATAGAGCCGGGAGATTCGGAAGCCGGGATACTTGCCATCCGGGTTCGTCGCGCGCCACTCGCCAGCCCGCAGCATTTCCAGTTTGCGGTGATGGGGGATAAGCCCATGGCATCCTGCGCATTGGTATATAGCCGCTTCCGGCTCGATGTACTGGCCGTCGACGTCGCCCCATCGAACGCCAGAATCGGGAGACGGCCTCCACTCCAATGCCTGCATCTCTCCGCACAGCGGGCAGGGCACGAAGTAGAGCCGCTGGTCGGAGAGTTCGAACGCTGCGGCGATCCGGCTCCGGCCTTCGGAGGTCGGGGTTGAGCATTTGACGATTTTGCGATTCCAGAACTTCGAAGTGCGCGCGGCGGCCAGTGAAACCGGATCGCCATCGCGGGTGTCTTCGTAGCCATCGATCTCATCCAACAGCAGGTAGCGCACTGAGCGGCGGCGCAGACCGCGGGAGGATACCGTGCCGGTGAGCGCGATAGACCCGCCGTTGAAGCGCTTCTGCAGGATGGTGTTGCCCGCATCACGAGATTTCGCCTCGTGGACCTTGCCTCGCAGACACGGCAGGTCGCGCAGCATGGGTGCCACGCGCTCCGCAGAGAAAGCCTTGGCGTCGGCCTCGTTGGGCTGGACGATCAGGACCGGCCCCGGCTCGGCGTCGATCACGTAGCCGAGCAGGATCATCATGAGGAGCGTCTTCATCATCTGGGCGCCACACATCAAACACATAGTTTCCGCCGGGTTCGAAGGACCGAGGACGTCAAGCGGCTCGATCTGGTACGGGTACGGCACAAAATCCCCGGTCGTACCCGCGTAGTCCGAACTGAGCACGAACTTCTTTCGCGCCCATTCCGAAAGCAGCAGGATCGGCGGCGGAAGTAAGGCATCGGCAAGCGCATCACGCAGCCCTTGAAGCGGAGCGGATTCCATCACTCAGCACGGTTAGCATCGACCGCGCCTCCTCTTCGATCACGGGCAGCAGTTGCGATCTCCATTCGCTGGGTAAACGATTGATCACACGGGACGGCAACGCCATTACTCTGTCCCGAATCTCTGAGCCTATTGCGGTCCACTCGGCCTCCACTGCTTCGCGGTCAACCAAGCTACCTTCCAGCCGCCGCGCTTCGAGCGCCGCTTTCTTCGCCTTCGCGGTCTCATGTACCAGTTGCGCGTGGGCCAACGTACCTACGGCCGGGCCGGTGTCTGGAATCATGTCCGTCCCCATTCCACCCGATTTCACCCCACCAGGATCACCAGTGAATACCCCGTTTCGCGGCGGGTCGGTTGGTCGCCTGCCGACTGTCTGCGGCGGCGCTTCGCCACGCGCGGGGGACATTTGGCGGATGTCCAGATTCCGGCCCAGCGCCGCGCGCACCTTGTCCACGTCCCAGCGGCCGTCAGGCTCCCGGGTGATCTTGCCCTTGCGGCCAAGCTCGTTCACGCGCTGGCGGGAGATGCCGAAGGCGGCTGCGAGTTCGGGGGTGGAGACCGTCATGCGGCAACTTGCTTTCAACCCAGGTGCGCCATGGGGACTTTCCAGCCATGGTCGTTATGCCATGGAAACCCCTTTTTCAGGGTCCTAACTAGCCCTCCTTCGCAACAAATTCACCCGCGCCGGCGCCGGGCCCAGACAGGACCCGCGAATTCATGCGCCCTCCCTTGCCTTACCTTCCACGCTGCGCGACCCACCGAGCCAGTCGCTTCAAGGAGAAACGGGATTCGGACGCAGGGGCAACGGAGGCGTCTGCTGCGTCGGCCTCCGCCACCACCTCCGGAACGCGCGCCGCCGCCACTTCCTCAAACGTGCGCCCATCGCCGTCGAGCGTGGCCCGCTTCCCCGTAAGCTTCTGCCAGCGCTCAATGATCACGTCCACGAACGCGGGCGAG